ATTAATAACTCACTCCTACTAATTTGACGGTCTTATGTTTCATCATAAAATCGTCATAATCAATAATATTAAAAGCCACACCGTCGTATAAAATACGGTAACTTTGAGTATCGAGACTAATTTTTTTAACGTCCGAAAACCATCGGATCTCGAACGTTAACGAGGCTTTGCTCTGAACGGCTCCGGCTTTGAGATACTCATTGTCTGCCTTTGCCTTATTAATTCGAGCGTGAACGGAGAAAAGGTCGTCCCAATCCTCCGTACTCTCGTTAATTTTTTGGATTATAATCGGCGTATCGAATGGATTAGGCATTAGATACCCCTCCTAACTCCAGGCGTAACTGTAGCGATAAATCGTCCACTAATCGCCTAGTATTATTTGATACCGATGTCATAGTACGGTTATCGTATAAATCGGCGATTATGATAAGGGCTAACTCTTTAGCCCGAGGATCGTCTAACGGATAATTATTACCTATAGAGCCTTTGAGGTATGCATCGGCGGTATTGATTGCCCGATTGATATTATTAGTAACCATATCGTCGGCGTAGTCGATACCGAGATAATTTAATACTTCGTCTACGGTTACTACGGTTAAAAATTCCGGCATAGATTACGCCTCCTATCTACTCAATATAGCGTTAATAATCTCCGCTTTTAAATTGCTATTGGATACGCCCGTTACTCCTAACTCATCGGCTAGAGTGAGGAGTTCCGCCTTAGTTAAAGCGGATAACTCCTCCTCGGAATAATTACCGTTATTGTCGGAGCCGGTTCGGAGGGACATTACTCCCCCGAGATAGCGGAGTCGATATGTCCTCTTACGTAAGAGTCCTTATCCATTTCGGTATAGTCGTCACGCATAATCGCTCTTACAAGAGTCATATTCATAGCGTAAGCGTTAAAGTCACCGATTACGGCTACGTCAGACGCTTTAATAGACATAGACTGTCTATCCCATTTTCTAATCCCGGCTTTAAGGTCGCCGATAATAAACGGAATCTTTGTACCGTCGGACGCCAATACATCGTTAGGGAGAACTTTAACGGGAACGACTACAGTACCGCAACGGAGTGTAAGTTTAGCACTATCCGTAGGATCGGGATTAAGTAAAGGTCTATCGTTCTTATCCTTGAGAGTATCGAGGTAGTTGAGACCGTCGTCGTTAGTAATAATCTTAGAACTATTTTTATAAGCCTGTCCGAGTGTAACGTTAATAGCCTTTTTAATACCGTCAATGTTAGCGAAATCGGTATCCGCCTTACCGTTGATAATTTCGAGGATTTTAGCGTTAGATGTTGCTACGTTAGCCTTACCGAGCCAATCGGATACGATACCCATAATGTTAGCGTCGGAGTCTGCGATAAGGTCGTTAGATACGGGCATAAAACCGGCTCTATCCTGGATAGCATAAGTAACACGCTCGAACTGAGGAGCGGAGATTTCTTTTGTGATTGCTCCGTTTTCGTCGAGGTCTACAAATACGTCCGCCTTACCTTTCTTCTGATAGGTACGAGCACCCTTATTTGTTGTAACGGGTACAACGTCGATTTCGTTAAGGAGTGAATAGTCAACCTCTGCCCACTTATTTACCTTTGTCTGTACGTCCTCGGGAACGGTATAACCGCCGTTAGCGTCTACGCCCTCTACGAGACTCTTTTCGCCCTTGAGGATAGATCTTACCGCCTTAGCGAATTTAGCGAGAGGAGACTCCTCTACTTTCTTTTCGGGCTCAGTTACTACGGGAGCACCAGCCTCCGCACCGATTGCCTTTTCTGCCTCATAAAGACGTTTTTCTGTTTCGTATTCCTTGTGTAAGGAATCAACCTCATCCATAAGAGCGGTAGCCTTATCGATGTCCTTACTTTCGCCCTCCATAAAGCCTTTAGCCTCTGCGGTCTTAGCCTGGATTGTTGCTAAAATTTCTCTCATTTTCTTATTCATTATTTTTCCTCCATTTCTGAATTAAAAAAGGACTCTGCGATCCTAACTCTTTGAGTTAAAAATCGAGACTCCATTTTTTCGATATCGGTTTTTGTTTCGATACTCTGCGTATCTTTTTCCGGAGTAGTATCCGGTTTTTCTTCTACCGGTTTTGTAAATCCGATAGACTTATGCGTACTCGCTCTAGGTTGAGCCGGTACCGCTACGAAAGAGAGTTCGTAAGCCTCTTTAGCCCCTTGCAATAGCATTTTGCATTGCTTTTTAGAACTCTGCCCTTTGTCGTCTGTAACCTCGTACTCAACACCGGGATAATGACGACAATAATGTTTCATATTGTCGGTACCGCAAATATTACAAACCATTTTTTTAGGCGTACAAGAGGTAGAGACCTCTTTTTTAATACCGCCTTTAATCTCGGCTATCAAATCCTTATTAGACTCGGTCTTAATCATATAGATTTTGGCGTGTAATTCGGTATGAATTTCGCCGAGTTCGGTCGTCTTATTTGCTTTTTGTGTTAACTCAGTATCAAAAATACGGGCTATCTGATTGTCTGCTCGTCTGCTATGATCCTTGAGCATTGTCTTACCGGGATAAAGTTCGTTAAGGTCTTGCAACGCTTTAAGATTAAACGGCATATTATTACGGTCGTCTTGCTCGTTGTCCGCCATTGTCGCTTTAAAAATAAAGACATCGTCCGCCGTAACCGGCTCAAGAGTGTATTTATTAATCTTTTTTAAATCGTCCTCCGTAGCCTCTAACGGTTGAACACTTGCGACCTTACAAACTACTCCAGGAATAGCCTCGGGATCGTCATAACTGAGTTTTAATTTTTCATTGTCCGGCATTTTATTAACCTCCTCCCTCGTTAATTTTGCCCTCCGGATCATCGTCCGGAGGAGGATTATCCCCGTTATTATTTGAGGATATATCCGTATATTGAGCACCGATAATATCTATCGGGATGCTACCACCATTACCGAGGAGACGGTCGCCTCCCTCTTTTGCCTCCAGGTCGAGCAATGCTCGAGCCTCATTCGGCGTATAAATAAAGTTACTCACGCCGTTAGATAATGTTTGTATCTGAGTCGCTAAGTCGGCTCTCAGAATAACCGCAACATTAAATTTAAAGTGATATCCGGCGTTTATTTCTTCGGTAGTTAACAATTTATAAGTTAACTCCTCCTCGTATTGCTTGATTATGTAGAGTAGAGTATCAACATAAAAACTCAACTGTTGAGCCTCGGCACTTGCATAACTCGACTTTGTATAATCGCCTATCTGATACGGTTTAATACCGAACGCACTAGCAATTTGTAACGCCGTGTACTGTTTTACCTCGATAAATTGGTTATCCGCCAACTTAATATTAAGAGGATTAAGGCTAAATCCTATCGGTATAGGTATTGTATTTTCTATACCGTTATTAGATAATTCGCCCTTAGCGTACGCCTCGACTTGTTTAATCAAAGTTTGGACGTTAGCGTCGCTCAAAGATCCGGTATAATTTAATACCGCTTTAGCGGTAAAACCGCTCGAGTACATCTTATTGAGTAATTTTTGAGACTTAACGGATCCGCCTATAGTCATATTTAACTGATTTTGTACGGAAATACCTCGTATGCCGTCGATAGTATTAGAGCATTTAAAATGTAAAACCTCCTCGCTACCGAGGATATACTCTTGTCCGCCGTGTCGATATTTATAAAAAATATCCGACTGATTGGGTAAGATTTTCGCATCGTCATACCATACCTCGACCTCGTTATACGGTAAAATCCATAGTTTCGTATTTTCTCCGGCTCCCTGGATCCACACAAAAGCGTCTCCGTCGTGATTACGATTACGCTCTACGGTAGACCAAAAGACCGAACTAGTCATATACGGATTAGGTCGGTCGTGTAATACCTTGTATAGAGGATGTTTTCGAGCCGTCTCGACTCCGTTTTTTTCGTTGTATTTTAACAACTTTAGCGGTAATTTACCGACCGCCTCGCTCAATACCTTAATACAAGCGAAATAGGTCGACTCGCTCAGTACGTCCTCTTTGGCGTTACGGTCTACACCTAAAAAGTCGAAAAAGTTTTGACTAATATTATCGGTCGTAGACTTGTCGAAAAGTACCCGAGTAGCCGTTTTTATTCGATTTTTTAACGTCATTTTTCCACCTCTTTACCTCTGGTATCATAATGTTTTTATCTAAGCCTCCGTCGACGGTAAAACGATGTCGTCCTCCCAATCCTTAAACGTCTTGACTTTTGCTTTTTCGTAAATCTGTTTATAAAGAGGTAACTCCTTGTCGATGTCGCACTTAAAGGGAACGAGAGCCAAAGATGCCTTTGCTCCGACATTCTCTCTGTTCTGCTGAATCTCGAATGTTGCGGTTGCTTTGCCGTCAACATCAACATTGACCTTTGTGATTCTTGCATATGCTTCGGGAATTGTTATCCCGAACGCCTTTGCTTCATAGTTGCTCTTTTTAAATCCCATTTTTAATACGCTCCTTATGAATAAATTTTATCGTTAATAGTGGCGATTGCGTCTTGAATGGCGGCGATTTCTTCGTGAATGGCGACGATTTCTGCAAATGCGCCGTCTACATTTTCGGTAGCACCCATTGCTACTTCAACAGCGGCATCAACCCCGTCTTTTAAGTCTGCTAACGAAATTGCATTGTCTGCCACCAAAGTACCATCGACAACTGTCATAGTTCTCACGCACACACTATCGTCTGCATAATCGTCTGTGTCAAGCCAATACACATTTACACGACCATTGCCATCGTTAATGACATTGACGAAAGTGGGCTTGTCGATAAAGTCGGGTATGTATTCCCCCACACCTCCCGTGACATCAATATAACCGTGCAAAATATAAGCACCTGATTTTAACCCAGCAAGCATTACACCGCCAATAAGAATTTCTTCGCCATATAGATATGGAACACTATTTGGTGGAAGATATTCTGTGTCTATCTTTTTGATGGTGTCAACATAAATCCTAAACACAACTCCTTCGAGAGTAGTGGGTTCATTGACACATATTTGCAGTGTTCCATCGTAGAAGTCTTGGAGTGTAAACTTGCCATCCGCACAAATTAGATAACATGCTTGGTTATCACAAATGTTGTATCCGACAAAATACCCCTTTTCTTTATATATCGTGCCATTGTCTTCGATTTCCACGTTTACAGTCGCAAAACCTTGTTCGTTTAATTCAAGTTGAAGCAACCCGTCCGCACGAATGTCTACAATCGGATTTGCATCCCAATCAAATTCATAATTGGAAAGGTCTTCGTTTACAATGAGTGTCCTTTCTTTGTAGAACGGTCTGTTTTCGAGTTGATCATAGTCGAGATTTTTTTCATTATTATCGGATGCCGTTTTTAACGCCTCTGTTACCGCTTTTTGAGACATTACCGCCGACTCGCTATCGCCGATATTCTGTACGATACCCATATCGGATAATATCTCGGTCGTTTTTTCTCGTATTTCCTCAAGAGCGTCATTTTTGGCATTCTTGATTTTAGTAACGCCCTCGGTACCGCTCTTAACGATTATGTTATACCATTGTGCGATAATATCGGAATAATCCTCGTCTATTACTCCGGAGTTATCTATACCCTCGACAACCTTGAGGATATCGCTTTTAGCCGTACTCCAGGAATAAACCTCTATATCGCCGTCCATACAAATAAAACGTACAACAAAAGACACGGCTCCGGCTAACTGAGTTACGTTACGAGATACCAACCAACTAAAAGTTAATTTACCGTTTTCGAGTTTTAAATCGTCCACAGTATAAAAACTATTAACTCGAGAACGTTTATCCGATGCTATATTGATATAATGAATCTCGACTCGGTTACATTCGGACATTTCGTGTCCCTCGACGATATTATCGACCTCGAAAGTCAATCGCTCGGAGTTATGATCGTATTGCATTAATACGGTTTTATCCGATTGATTGGTTATCTCTCTCGTAATCGGATCGATTATAAAATGAGCGTCACTATCGATAATAAAATCTTTATGAGACATTTTATTACTCCTCCTTTTTATTCTTTATTCCAACCCATAGCCTTTAAATATTCGCTCAGAGCGTTATCTACATCGACTACGGTATTAGTTTTGTTTTTCATCATACAAGCGTGAGCGTCGATACAAGCGTCGACCGGATCGATACGCTTAAATCGTTGTCCCGGTTTTTTGTCGACTTTAATCTCGTCGAATGAGTTGCGGACAATACTCGCATTGAGTACCGACCAGGTTAATAACTCATTATTGACGTTATACTCGATATTTTCACTCTTGACTAAAAGTTGAAAATCTACGGTAGAGTCATTTAACGATTTACAACTCTGTACGATAATAACGACCGGACACCCGAACGCCTCGAGTTCCGATAATATACCGTCCGCATTGTGAGGATCGATGCCAATTCCTAAAAACGTTAGGTCGTACTCGTCCTTAATACGTTGTAAATCCTTAATGATAAATTTATAGTCGTTTTTATAATCACTCGCTCCGCCGGTTATACTTATTAACTCCATATTAGCCCATATGTCATAAGGTGCTAAGTCGGTCTCGATATGCTCCTCGAGCCGTCCTCGAGGCATAAACGAATGAGAATAAAAATAATATTTATCTTTAATTTGACCGTCGGTATCGGTATATTGCTCCGGAAATTCTAAAGCGTAAGTAGTCAAGT